GTGACTACAACCCGCCCCCTGCACCCCAACACCCCGCGCACCCCAAGGTCCCCAACCTGCCCCTGCAGGGTGTATGGTCTGCCACATGAGGGGTACTAGCCACCTACCCAGGGAGAGCACATGTCGCTGAAGTCCGAGCTCTACAACCGCCTGAAGGCCAGCGGGAAGCCGCTCTCCACCTCGTACGCTCTGTACACCGTGGACCAGTTGGAGGCCGAGCTGGCATTCCACGGGGTGCCGCAGGCCAAGCTCGAGGAGACGACCGTGGTCGTCGAGGAGCGCCCGATCGAGCAGGAGTATGAGCGGTTCGACACCGCCATCCCGCCGGCTCCGGAGCCTCAGCCCGCACCCGCCCCGAAGGTCCCGGTCGCCAGCGCAGACCCCGAGGAGATGCCGGGCCAGCGGCTGAACACGCAGGGCGATGAGCCCATTCGGGTCGACGAGCAGGGGCGGGTCTGGTTCCAGGAGGAGGTCCGCAAGCCGGCCTACCCCAAGCCCCGCGGACGGCGCGTCCTCAAGTACCAGGAGACCGGCGTCGAGACCAAGACCGTCCAGAACGGTGAGTACGTCGAGACGTTCGAGGTCGCCGGCGTCGGGGCAGGCAAGCCCGCGGAGGTGAAGATCACCCTCCCCTCGTACCAGGTCGGCATCTACAAGGACCCGCGCTTCCCGTTCAAGATCCACACCTACAACGGGCGGGACGGCTTCGACCTGTTCGAGGTCCAGAAGTACTACGGCGGAGCCGAGATGGTCCCCGAGGAGTGCAAGCGGGTCTACATCGAGAACGACCTGTGTTACGACGTGCGCACCGTCATCCGTGCGATCCAGGCCGAGCACCGGCAGATGCAGCTGACAGGGAGACTGAAGTGACCGACACCACCGTGCCCGAGTTCGACACCGTTGAGGACATCCTCGAGCAGGCGAATGCCGCGCCGTACCACACCATCCTCGAGGTGTGGCGCGAGGTGCTGAAGCCCGCCAAGGAAGAGCGCTGGGCCCGGATCACCCCGCAGTGGGCCAACCGGATCATCACCACCTACAACGGGCTCAGCTTCGCCGACATGCGCGAGTTCCGCGATCGGTACTTCGACAAGATCGCCGAGCTCGAGACGATCCTCCTCGGCGAGATCGAGGGTGACGACGAGTGCCTCAACCTCACCAAGCCCGAGGAGGACGTGGAGGCCAACAGCCACCACTACATGAACATCCTCATCGACTGGCAGAAGACCTTCCTCGGCTGGGAGCTGGCCTGGGAGACCGCCTCCCCGTCCGCAGCCATCGAGCTCGCGGCGATCTCCGAGGTGCACCGGATGTTCTTCGACCCCAACGGGCTGACCGCCCTGCTCGACCAGATCAAGTTCGAGTTCACCGATGCCGACCGCGACCTGCTGGCCTCGGAGCTCGAGGCGATGCGTGACTCGCAGGAGGACTGATGAGTGTCCAGCCAGACGAGAAGGAGTTCGTGGAGCTCCCGAACATGGGCGACGCTGCGTTCGGTGCTCTCCTGGATGCACTGGTCCCGGCGGAGGCGGGAGCGTCAGGTGCTCCTGCAGAGGCAGCAGGAGGACAGGCTCCTGCTGATGCTGCAGGGGCTGCTGGAAGCACACCTGCTGCACCTGCGGCAGGAGCAGCGGGCGCTGCTGTGGGAGATGGCGCTCCCGCTGGCGGAGGCGATGAAGCGGCTGGATCAGCGGCAGCAGGTCAGCCAGATGCAGCAGGTGGAGCAGCAGCAGGAGGTGAGGGAGCTCCTGCTGGAAGTCCTGCAGGGGCAGATGCCACCGGCGTCCCAGCAGCTTGGACTGCCGACGCCGCCACCGTCGCACCCCAGCTGGGTGAGCTGAGCACCAAGCTCGAGGAGAACCTCACCAAGGCGTACCAGCAGCAGGCGTACGACACCGCGCGCGAGGAGTACGGCCAGTACTTCGATGCGCTCGAGAAGCACCCCCGGCTGCTGGTGGGCACCGAGGTGCCGGCCATCGGCAAGGAGGGGATGGAGCGGCTCAAGGACACCGCCGACGCCAAGGAGTGGCAGGAGGCGGTGAAGGGCCTGCTGATCGGGGAGATCCGCGAGCGGGCCACGGTCAAGATGGAGGAGTCGAAGGACTTCCTGCAGACCGTGCACGCCAGCATCGACCTGTTCAAGAACAACCCGGACCTGGTGCCGGGCACCAAGGGCTTCGACCGGCGGCTGGCTGACCAGTTCGCCGGGATGATGGAGCCCTACGAGGTGCGCGTCGATGGCAAGCTGCAGGGGTACAGCATCCCCGTGCAGCCCATCATCGAGAAGCTGCGCGCACAGCTGAAGACTGCAGCCGCTCCACCGCCTGCGGCGGCTGCACCCCCTGCGGCGGCTCCGCCCGCTCCCCCTGCACCGGAGCCGCCGCAGGCCGGGATCCCATCCAAGGCAGGAAGTTCGGCCGAGAAGGAGGATTTCTCGACGTTGTTCGGCACAATAGGACTGCCCAACCTACAGATCTAGGAAGGAAGTCCCATGGCCCACGACGCCACCACCTTCGAGCCGACCTACGTCAAGACCCCTGCGGAGACCGAGGCCGCGGTTCTGGCCGAGTTCGACGCAGTGGAATCCAGCTACGCCCGCAGTGCCCGGGCCAGCCACAGCCAGTACACCACGCTGGCCGGCCTGCCCGACTCCTCAGCCCCGGTGCTCACCGAGCTGGTCCCGGACACAGCCGAGATCGGCAGCGAGGACTTCGTCATCAGCATCATGGGTGAGAAGTTCGACGAGCACACCGTGATCTGGTGGAAGGATCACGACGAGCCGACGACGTTCGTCTCGGAGAACGAGGTCACCACCCTCGTCCGTCCGGACACGATCGCCAGCCCTGAGCTGCTCCCGATCTCGGTGCGCAACGGGGCCGCGTTCAGCAACGTGCTCGAGTTCGACTTCACCGCCCCGGCTGCAGCGGTCAAGGCTGCGCCCAAGAAGAAGACGACCAAGCCCGAGTAGGAGGTACGGCCGGTGCCGACGTTCCCGGTGCACTACCGGCCCCGGCCGTACCAGGTCGAGCTCCACAAGATGTGGCGCTCGAAGCGCTACGGCATCGCAGTGCTGCCCCGGCAGACCGGCAAGGACGTGGCTGCCTCGATGGAGCAGTGCGACGCCCGCCTGCGCACAGCCAAGACGACTGGCGTGTACGTCTCCCTGTCCAACCCGATGATCCGGGACATCCTCTGGGACAAGACCTACATCGACCCGGTGACGGGCGAGTACATCCGAGGGCTGCAGGACAACGTGCCACCCGAGCTGGTGGACTGGAAGGGCACCCTCATGGAGGGCCGCTTCGCCAACCAGAGCCGGCTCAAGCTGCAGGGCTACTTCCAGTCGGGCCAGGACAAGGCCGGTGTCGGTACCTCGTACCAGGACTACACGATCACCGAGCTCGCGCTGTTCACCCGGGAGGATCCGATCCCGCGGATCATGCCCATCCTCGAGAACAGGGCCGAGCAGAAGCGGCTGATGGTGGCGAGCACCCCGCGTGGGAAGCGACGCAACCCACTGTGGCAGCTGATGCAGTCGCTCGAGCACAACCCCGAGGCGCAGGTCATCGTCCGGACGATCGACGACCTGAACGCCATGATGAAGCGGGAGGGCCTGCCCGAGGTCCTCACCGAAGCCGAGCTCGAGCGGATCAGGGACACCTACCTGAAGCGGTTCGGCAACGACCGCATGTTCGAGCAGGAGTACTACGTCTCCTTCGAGGAGATGGACGCCGCGGCTGTGTACGGCGAGGCGTACATGAAGATGGTCGAGGACAAGCGTGTCCACGACTTCAACCTCGATCCAGGCCACCCGGTGTACGTGGCCTTCGACATCGGCTCGTCAGGCATGCAGTCGGACGCCACGGCCTGGATCGCGTTCCAGTGGATCAACGGTCGGATGTTCCTCTACGACTGTGGCGAGGGCCACGGCAAGGCACTGCCCGAGTACGTCGACGTGCTGCAGGCCAAGCCCTACTTCCACCGGATCGCGGCGATGATCCTGCCGTGGGACGGTGAGCACCACGAGAAGGCGGTGAACACCACCCCCGCGGACATGATGCGGCAGCGGTTCCCGAACGTCGCGGTG